AACTTCGAGATAGAATCGCGGCCGCAGTTGCACCGCGTAAAAACGATAGGCCATATATCCGCAGTGGTGGTAGCCGTAATATAGGTGCGACTCAAACTGGTGGAGAACTCGCGGCCTCGCTTCGAGGCACGGTCTTTGCTTGTTTACAGCATAGAGCGAACGCTTTGACTGGTGTGAAGTTTGATACCTATGCCGAGAAGAATTGGAAGCGCGAAGAGCTAGGCCGAGGTCACTGGGCAAATGAGCTCTTAAATAATCCTAATCCGTACTTCACCCGCTCGCAGGTGTTCAGCTATATTGAGAACTGGCTCTCTATCAATGGCAATGCCTTCATCTGGACTCCGACAAATGGCTATCGAGTGCCTCTTCAAATGTGGGTGCTTAATCCGACCCGCATGCGAGTTATCAAAGGCGATAACAACTTCATCGAAGGGTATGTCTATCAGTCCGCTCAAGAGGGGAATATCGCGATACCAGAGAAAGAGGTTATTCACCTTGCGAAGATCCATCCGGGCGCGCGTCCTGAAGAGATAATCGGTATGAATATCTTCGGTGTCGGCCTCGTATCAGCCGCGCTTGAATATGCTTTTATTGACCGCGAAGTTAGTGCGTATCTTGCAAGGCTATTCGAGAATAATACCGTGCCTCCTTTGGTAGCTACTTTCCCTGAAAGGTTCGATGCTGATGAATGGCATAAACTTAAGGCCGCATGGAATGAAGAACTCCCAGACTACAAGCTCCGCGCTTTGCTTGGTGGTGGTATGCAATTGCAATTACCGCCAAAAGGAGAGCTATCCATTAGCTATGAAGCGGTGAGCAAAGATACACGCGCTCAAATCGCTCAAGTCTTTGGCGTGCCTCCCGGTATGCTAGACGGCTCTTTCCAAAATCGTGCGACTGCAGATGTACAATGGGCAATTTTTAGACAAAACACAATCGACCCCGAAGCGCTCTACATCGCTGAAGAGTTTACAAGACACTTCAGACGCTGGGAAGAGGATATCTTAATCGAAGCGCAGCCGTACGAATATGCTGACCCCGACGCTGATATGCGTAAAGAAGAGTTCGAGCTTAAATGGGGACTCAAGACAATTAACGAAGCGCGAGCCGATCGTGGATACGATCCGATAAAAGATGGCAACATTCCACTTATTGCAGGTGGATACGCTCCGCTCCAATCGGTCGCAAACCCCGCCCCCGCGCCCGTGGTGGCTCGAAAACTCGAAAGAGGGTACAATGTAGTGAACCGCGCGAAATTGCCTCTCATAACAGCCGAGAGCAAAGACTTGTTTTGGAGAAACTACGACGGGCTTACAACAATCGCGAGTAATAATATCACTCCGATAGTAGAGCAAATGATTGAGACTATTCAGGATCAAGTATTTGAGCAAATCGAAAGCGGTGCAATTAGCATGAGCGATGTTACGGTATCACTTGATGAGCTTGTGGACTTTGAAGAGGCAATCTTTGAGGCGTGCGAAACAGTCAAGCAAGAGCTACTTACTCAGTTTTCACTCGGAACCGAAGACTTAAGCGGCGCGGTTGGGCAAGAGATACAAGCCTTGACTACTGAAAGTGCGAATAAGATACGCGAGTCTATCGGAGTGATTAAAGAGGATGTACAAAAGACGCTTATAGCAAACTCAAGCAAGACCAAAGACGAGCTATTTGATATGCTTAAAACTCAATTCACTTCTCTTAAGACATCAAGAGCTCGAATGATAGCAAATACGACCGCCGCGAATGTTACAAGCGGAATGCAGCATACGGTCTATAAAGACCTTGGCTTCAAAATGATGTGGCTTACTCAACGCGATAGCAAAGTAAGACCTTCACATGCAAGACTTGACGGCTCATTCCAAGACGGTAAAGGCAAATTTACGGTAGAGAATCAAGAAGAGGATACCGAAGGCAATATCACTACGACAATTGAGACTACAGACCGCCCTCTAGGTCGTGGATTAAGCGCCTCAAATGCTATCAATTGCAGATGCCAATTATTCCCAGTTGAAGAGTAAATAAAAATACAGGATTTAATATGAATTTAATAACTAGAGAACTCGTACTCGAGACCAGAAATGGTTACGAGTATGAAGGGAACGGAGAGAAAGAATATGAAGAGAAAGAGAATGACCTCTTCACCTTCGTAGTCTCAACTCCCGAAGTTGATCGGTATGGTACTATCATAGTTCCTGCAGGTATAGATTATACGGCATATCTAAACAACCCGATTGTACTTGCCCAGCATGACTCGGATCAGTGGCCTATCGGTCGCTGCTTAGGTTTTGCAATGAACGGCGAAAACTTGGAAGCTACTATTCAAGTTGAGTGCGTAACTGAAGAGGGCAAGAAACTTACAAAACTTATTAATGCAGGTTTTGTCAAAGCCGTATCAGTTGGTATCATTCCGACCGAATATGAAGAGCAAACTATCGACGGAAATAAAGTAACAGTATATACCAAGTCAGAGCTTGTAGAATTTAGCGTCGTAAGCGTTCCGGCGAACCGTCAAGCACTGCTTAAGAAATCACTGAAGAATCTTATCAAAGACTCACTTAATAAATACAAAAAGGAAACTCGAATGTTAACCCCAGAGATCGAAGCAAAGATCGCTGATGAGCTTCTTCCGGCTATCAAAGAAGCTTTCATCGCCGAAGTGATTAATCTCGGTTTTTCACCTGAAGAAGCCGAAGCATCCGTTAATGCTTTCATCACCGCAGGCGTGCCTCCTATGCTTGCAGTTTTGAAAGGCGAAGCACCAGCCGTTGAGCCTGAAGTAGCACCAGCTCCCGAAGCAGCCGAGCCTCCAGTTGAGGTAGTAGCTGAAGAGGAAGTAACTGCATCTTTTGTAAGCCCTGAAGTAAGAGTAGGAAAGAAAATTGCAGCTTCCACACAAGCGCAAATCAATGAAGGTATGGATATGATTCAAACCGGTTACAAGAAGATCAAGCAAGCTATCGGAGTTGAAGCAGGCCGTTCTATCACTTTGAACATGCCTAAGAAATTTAATACAGAAGACTTAATCAATTTAATCTAAGGATATTACCTAATGGAAAACATTATCGTAACAAAAGACCAACTCAAAGAAGTTGTAGACCGCAAAGTCGCAGATCAGCTTCGCACTTTGCACCCAGTAAACAATCCATCACCTGCTAGAGGTTTGGTATCTATCAAAGCAGATCACGATTCACGCCGTGACCAAGCTCGCGTAGTTGCTGATTACATTCTTGCTAAGCACCAAGGCCGCGACGGTCAAGCAGATGAGATTGCACGCGCTGCAAATAACAAGTATATCACACGCGCAAACTTCAATACAGGTACAACCGCTCAAGGTGGTGCAGCCGTTCCTCAATTCTGGGTTGAAGAGATCATGTCTTTTGCTGATCAGTTCGGTTATGCAAGAGCACTTGCTAAGATCTACCCAATGAGAGGCAAGACAGAAAACCTCGTTTCTTCAGGTGCTTTCACTGGTGCCGTAGTTGCTGAAGGTTCTGGATTGACTTTGACTGACTCTACAAACTTCTTCACAGCAACTGCAATGACAGCTCGCAAGATCGTAGCCGGTGCTATCGTATCTGAAGAGCAGCTTCAAGATGCAACTCCTGCATTCTTAGATTATGTCGTAAACGGTCTCGGCCGCGCTCTTGCTGAAACTGAAGACAAGCAGTTTTTCAATGGTGATGGGAACGCTCCAAACTTTACCGGTATCACTGGTATCTCTGGTACTACAACAGTTCGCCAAGGTGGTGCTAATAACTCAGGTAAGGATACATTCGCTGAAATCTCATGGACTGACCTTTGGAACTTGCGCCTCGGTGTAAATTCTGGAGTTGGTGCAAATGGCGTTTTCGTAGTTCCTCAAAGCGTCTTCGGATACTTGATGAAAGAAACAGGCGGAAGCCGTCCTATCTTCGACATGGTAAGACCTATCGAGATCACATCAATCGGACTTACAGCGCTTGCAGGTAATAGCTACTTTACACCTACAGGCCGTCCGATGCATGTTGTACCTGATTCACTCTTCCCAACTTCAGCCGCAAATACAGCGTCTGCATTCTATTGCGACTTCAATCAATTCACAGTGATGGGAGTTCGCGAAGATGTAACAGTTAACGAATACAAAGAGTACTTTGGTGCTACTGGTTTGGGTGGTACTCATCAAAAAGGTATCGAAGTTGTTGAGCGCGTAGCTTTTGCATTCCCAGCTCCAAGCGCGATCGGTGTTCTCAAAACTTCAACTACCTAATTAAGGTGAACTAATGCTCGTA